TGGCAGACGTTTATTCTCACCACCGTGTTTGGATGGATCAAACCCGATGGCAAGCGCAGGTTTCGGCGCTCCTACATCGAAGTGCCCAGGGGTAATGCCAAGTCGACGCTGTCTTCTGCCGTTGGACTTTATATGCTGGCTGCAGACCGCGAAGGGGGCGCCGAGATTTACTCGCTTGCTACAACGCGCGATCAGGCTCGGATTGTGTTTGGCGATGCTCAGGCCATGGCTCGAGCAAGTGCGGGGTTTCGGCAGCGCTTTGGCGTTAGTGTGGGTGCGCACAATTTGCATGTGCTCAACACGGGCTCTAAGTTTGAAGCGCTCTCGGCCGAAGGCTCAACCCTCGATGGGTTAAACATCCACTTTGGATGCGTTGATGAATTACATGCGCACAAAACGCGGACGGTCTACGATGTGGTGGAGACCGGGATTGGCAAGCGCGATAACTCGCTGCTTTGGGTGATCACCACGGCAGGCAGCAATCGTGCAGGGATTTGTTACGAAGTCAGAACCTATAACACCAAGGTACTTGATGGGCATCTGGCCGATGAGAGCCAGTTTGGGATTATCTACGGCCTGGATGATGGGGATGATTGGACAAGCGAGCAGGCACTTTGCAAGGCCAACCCCAACTGGGGCGTATCGGTAAGGCCCGAGGTGGTGGCAGGCTTGCAGTACAAAGCCCTTCAAATGCCCGCCGCGACCAATAACTTTAAAACCAAGCACCTTAACGATTGGGTCAATGCCGATACGGCCTGGATGGACATGAGAGCCTGGGAGCGGTGCAAGTGCGAGACGCTGCGCTGGGAGGACTTGGAGGGCGAGTCTTGTTATATCGGTCTGGATCTTGCAACAAAGACCGATATCGCAGCGCTTGTTGCGGTGTTTCCAAGACCCGAGGGGCGATTTGCCGTCCTTGGCAGGTTTTATCTGCCCGAGGACAGCGTCTATGAGGGACGCAACAGTCAATATAGCGGTTGGGCACAAAGCCAGCGGCTTGTGGCCACCAGTGGCGCTGTAACGGATTTCGATGTGATTGAGGCCGATCTTTTGGACTTGCAGTCACGCTTTAACGTACGCCAGGTCGCCTTTGATCCCTGGCAGGCCACGCAGTTAGCCTCGCATATGCTTGAGCGAGGCCTGCCGATGCTGGAAATGAGAGCCACGGTGTCAAACTTCTCTGAGCCCAGGAAGATGCTCGAAGCCCTGGTGTTAAAAGGCGCTCTCGAACACGATGGCGATCCGGTGCTGGGGTGGATGATGAGTAATGTGGTGGCGCACTTGGATGCCAAAGAAAACATTTACCCACGCAAAGAGCGTGCAGAAAATAAGATCGATGGTGTGGTGGCCCTCATCATGGCACTGGGGCGAGCGCTCTCTCAGCGAGAGGGCTCAAGCGTTTATGAAGATCGCGGTGTGATGGTGCTATGAGTGCCACGCTGCGCGAGCGGGTCAGCCACTGGTGGCTTGAGCGACTGGCGAGAAAATCGATCCCCGCCTTTGAGCGGCTCAGCGCCCTTTGGGGTGGTACCTCGCAGGCAGGCGTTGCCGTTAATGCCCAAACCGCGATGCAATCCGCTGCGGTTTACAGCTGCGTGCAGGTGCTTGCGCAATCCATTGGGATGCTGCCGCTTTGCGTCTACGCCATCGATGATGCGGGGATCAGGCGTCGTGCCAGGCACCACAGGCTTTGGGCACTGCTGCAGGATCAACCCAATAGCTTTCAAACGGCCGTTGAGTTTTTCGAGATGATGAGCGCGCACCTTTGCCTCCAAGGCAATGCCTATGCGCTGATTAACCGCAACGCCAAAGGGCAAATCCTGGAACTCATCCCGCTGCACCCGGATCAGGTCAGTGTGCAGATGCAAACCGATTATCGGCTGCGCTATGCCTGCACGCTTGAGGGTGGTCAGCGCATGGCGCTTGCCACGGGCGATGTGTTTCATGTGCGAGGGCTTACGCTCAATGGCTGGCTTGGGATCTCACCGATTGCCTATGCCCGCGAAGCGATTGGCCTGGCGATGGCCACGGAGCGTTTTGGCGCCACGCTTTTTCGCAACGGCGCCAAGATGGGCGGGGTGCTTGAGCATCCGGGGAAAATCAGCAAAGAGGCAGCCGATCGCCTGCGGTCAAGCTTTGATGAGGCGCACAACGGCGAGAACGCTCATCGCACGGCCATCCTTGAGGAGGGCCTTAAATGGTCAAAGGTTTCAATGACTGCTGATGACAGTCAGTTTCTGGAAACGCGCAAGTATCAGCGCAGCGAGATTGCGGCGATCTTTCGTGTACCGCCTCATATGATCGGGGATTTAGAACGTGCGACCTTTTCAAACATTGAGCAGCAGTCGCTCGAGTTTGTTAACTTCACGCTCATGCCCTGGCTTCATCGGATCGAAAAAGCGATCCGCCGAGACCTGCTCACACCTGCCGAACGCACCCGCATGATGGCGCGTTTTAATGTCGCTAATCTGCTTCGAGGTGATGCCGCAGCACGCGCCGCTTACTATCAAAGCGGCATCCAGCAAGGCTGGATGACGCGCAATGAGGCAAGA